GGAAATTTCGTCAGAAATAGCGCTAAATACACATGTCAAGTTTCCATGATGGTCGGCCCTTGTATTATATTTTTCAAATTTATTGTATTTTTCATTGATGCGAAAAGCGCTTGTATCACCATAGAAATCCGTGACGATCTCAAATTCAGGGTTAAGTTTTATATATTTGGTCTTTCGAACTGGCTTTATAATTATAGTGTGCGGTGCGTTAGGGGCGGGGCTCTTGAACTCAATTACGTTGACATATTCTCCTGTATTCACGGAAATCATCGGGCGCAATTTTTCATCATATTCTTGCCTGCTTCGTCCCATCTCTTCCAATTTGTGTATGAGTATTGGGATAAGCAGCAGCGCAATCCATTGCAGCCCTTCGTTCAGAATGCCAAGGGGCAGGGTGCCAGGAGCATCTGGGCTGGCATCGAGGGCGGGGTTCGGGTTGATCTCACGATGGGTGAGAGGCGTTTCCGCTCTCTGGGGTGTAGCCTCGACCGGCGAGAGGGTACCGACCACGCCGAGGGCGGGATCGTCTTGCGTCGCCTCGTTTCCCTCAAAACCGGGGTTTGTTGGCGTCGCATCAGCTGTCTCTGTCGCATCATTGTTCAGTTCGACCGGCGGTGCAGGCTCGGCTTCGGAGCTTGCCTGTGTTGCGGCCAGCAATGCGAGAGAGGCCAATATGCCGATAAGCGTCATAGTCGTGTTCCGAGTGGAGTGATTTCGTCTGTTGGGGGGTATGCTTAATGAGCGCCCGACAGTTCCACAACTTTGATGACGTGCCGCGCGGGCTCTATCGGGTGATCGTCGCGGATCCGCCCTGGGAGCAGATCCAGCGCACCGAGGCGGGCTATGACAAATCCCCGCAGGCGCATTATCGCTGCGCCAGCGTGGCGGACATGGGCTTATGGCCTGTGCGCCGCTTCGCCGCCGCCGAATGCGCGCTGATCATGTGGGCGCTCGCGCCCATGCTGCCCCATGCGCTCGATCTGATGCAGCGTTGGGGTTTTCGCTTTGTCACCTCGGCCGCATGGGCGAAGGCGAGCGAAACTGGCGCCAAATGGGCGTTCGGGACCGGGCATGTCTTGCGCGGGGCGTGCGAGTTCATCCTGATCGGCGCGGTAGGTCATCCCAAGCGCCTGTCAAAATCGGTACGCAATCTGATCGCGCCGCCAACGCCCGCCGACCTGGTCGGGGGCGTGCCCGATGCTCCGGGCTGGCCCGATGAAGCGATTGACGCGGTGATGGGCGGGGCGGGCCTTGTTGACCGCCGCACGCGCATTCATTCGGAAAAGCCCGATAGCCTCTATCGCTGGATCGAGACGCTCTATGCCGGGCCGTATCTCGATCTGTGCAGCCGTCAGGCGCGCGGGTCGGGCTGGGATTGCGCGGGCGATCAGGCGGGCCGTCTGGACGCGCTGAGACGCGGCGGGGTGGTATAATGAGCGGTCCGCGCATGTGCGTCACCCCTGCGGGTGCGCTTGAGGATGTGATCGCAGGGCTGATGAAGGACAGCGATTATCGCGTTCTGTCCGCCCTTGGGACCTTCACAGACCGCAATGGATGGACAACGCCGACCCGTCAGATCCGGTTCGCCGAACGGTGCGGATTTGGACGTCAGAAGGTGAATGAAGCCATGACGGTGCTGGAATGGCTTGGCTGGGTGGAGATCAGACGCGCTGAGCGTTCTGACAAGCCTTCGGCCTATCGCGTTCGCCTTGACCCCGGCGAGGAACGCCAGCCAGGCGAGAAGCCTGCCCAGACCCTCGCCGAGTTCAAGCGCTTGCGACGCGCTGTCCTGAACGGTGCGCGCGCGGCTGAGCATGCCGCCCTCGCAGCGGGCGCGGTGGGTGTGGTGGATGAAGGCGGGGGCGCCGGGGCGGGCGATTTCACACCGACCCTGTCGCCAGCCAGCGACACCCCCCTTGTCGCCGATGGGCGACAGGGGGCCTGTCGTTCCTGCAGCGACACCCCCTGTCGTTACTGTGGCGACAGCAAGAACGATTCATCTGAACGAAAAAAATACCAAAAAAGTCCGGGTCATGACGAGCCGACCGCCGAGGACCTGGACTGGTGGCGCGAGGCGCGCAGCCGCCTCAAGACCGAGGTCGGCCCGTATGAATGGGCGGCATGGGGCGCACGTCTGCGCCTCGCCTCACAGCGCCATGTGATCGTGATCACCGAGCGTGATCTCATGGATCTTCACAAACAGCAGGGCGCACGCCTGAAGGCGGCGGGCGTTCATGGCATCCTAGCGGAGGAAACCGGATGGGCCGTCGCACTCAGCGAACACTAAGCGCCAGCGAACAGGCCAAGGCGCGCACGGCGGAAGTGCAGGCGTTCCTCGAGGACCTGATGCGCCAGAGACTCGGCGAGACCGAGGCCTTGCATCAACGGTTGCGTGATCGCCTTGAGGCGTTGCCCGGCATCATTGGCGCGGCGAAAGCCAAGCTCGAGGCGAGACGGCGTCGCATCAAGCGGCTTGAGGATCTGGTGTTGACCAATGCCGTGGCCATGGGAGCGCTGGATCAAGCCGAAAAGCGCGAGCGTGCACAGGTTAAGCAGGACAAGCGGCTTGCCCGTTTGAACAGACTGCAGGCTCTGGCCATGCGAAGTCAGGACAGGATCGCAGAGCGCGAGGCTGAGCGGGGGCGGCTTCAGGCTGATCTTGAGCGCGTGGGCAAGGATGCGGACGCCTTCAGGGCGGTTATCGAGGATGGGACCTTGATCCGCCAGCGCGCCGAGGAGGCGGGCGCACGGCGTGCGTCGGAAATCCGCCGCGAGCAGCAAGACGCCAGCGTGCGCGCCGGGCTCGAGAGCGCTTCCCGTATGCGCTTCGACCGGGACGGGCCGACCCCCGAGCAGATCTATCAACGCGGGCTCGAACAAGCGCCGGGCTCTGTGCGGGCGGGCGAGCTGGGTGCAGACGTTGCGGATGCGGTGAGACGCCTGCATCGCCATGGCAAGCTCTCCGATGGTGAGGTCCGCGCCGCCGTGATGTACTATCAGGATTATCGGTTCGGGACGGACCGGGCCAAGATGGTGAGCACTTATGAGCCCGGCGTCAGGGGCGGCGGCAAGGGCGCGGGCGAGGTCGCCGAGAGCAAGCTGCAGGCGTTCGAGCGCTGGCGCGCCGCTCAAGAGGGCTTGCCGCCTGAGTTCCGCACCGTCGTTGACGCCGTGGTCCTGAACGGGGTCACGCTCGCCGATGCGCCCGGCGAGGGGAGCGACTACGCCCAGGGCGAAACGAATCGGAGAGCAGCGAACGCCACGCTCCTCATCTGCGGGCTCAAGAGGCTAAGGCGTTGGTATCGTTGCTGAACACTTAGGCGCTTGACGTGTGCAACGTTGTGCACGTAACGATAAAGACGATGGTCATAGATGCGCCTCGAGGCGGCCGGGCAACCCCCGCGCCGCCTTTCTCATATCTGTCAGAGGGTTACGGGTCCTTTCAGCGCGAAAAAGTTATACGGTTAAAGCGAAGCCCCGGACTTTTTCTAGTTTCTCGACCTCTGCATTGATACACAACGCAACGCCTTAGCGCACAACAGCACACAATGAGCACGCAAGCGCCCGTCGCGGCGCCCGACGATCTGATGAGCATTTCAGATCTCGCGGCGGCGTTGACGAAATCGGGGGATGAGGTCGAGCGCTCCACCCTGTCGCGCTATGTCGCCAAGCATTCACTCGCCCGCGCCAAGCAAGGCCGCTCGGTCCTGTGCTCCTTCGCTGAAGTCAAAGCCCATCGCACCGGAAACTATCAACGCGAGCTCATGGGCGGGGCCGTCCTGGGCGTGCCGACCCGCGCCCCGGATGAAACGCTCCCCGCATCCGGCGCGACTGCAGCGGCTCGCCGACCCGGTCAGGACGTGACCCCGCCCGCCACCGACGCCCAGCCCGACGCCTTTGTGCCTGCCAATGATCCGCACCGCCGAGAAAAACTCGCCAAGGCGCTCGCCGCCGAGATGGATCTGCAAGAGCGCGTCGGCCTGCTCGTCACGCGCGCGGAAGCCGAGGCCGGCGTGGCGGCGGCCGTGAGCCGCTGGACGCGCGTCTCGGATCGGTCCGCCGTCGACGCGGCCGAGAAGCTGATGGCCGAGCTCGAGCTCCCCGTCCGCCATGGCCCGATCGTCAAGCAGGCGTTCCGCAAATACCTCAACACCTGCCGCGCCGAGCTGTCGCGCCAGTGTCGCGAGATCTCCGCCGAGATCGGCGAGGGCGGCGCGGTAAAGTCCGACGCCCGCACGCGCTTTGATCGCCTTCTCGCCCACGCGCACGCCCTCATTCCCAATCCGCTGTCAGACAGCGACCGCGCCGCGCTCTAGACCATGCTCGACTTTCAGGACGCCCTGACGCTGCCCCCGGCCGCGCCCGTCGTGCTGTCGGCGATGGCCGAGAGCGCGGATCCGCCGCCCGACATGACGGTGTCGGAATGGGCCGAGGCGTTCCGTTTCCTCGGTTCGGAATCCGGCTCGCGCTTCGCCGGGAAATGGGAAAACCGCCGCGTCCCCCTCATGGTCGAGGTACAGGACGTGTGCGGCGTCGATCACCCGTCTCGTGAGGTGGCGATTTCCGGCGGCGCCCAGATCGCCAAATCCGAAGCCGCGCTGAACGCCCTCTGTCACATGATCCGCACGGCCTCGCGCTCGGCGCTGGTCATCCTTCCGTCGCAGGAGGAGTTCGGCAAATGGAACCGGGTCAAGTTCAACACCACGGTCGAGGCGACCCCCGATCTTCATGACCATGTTGTCGGCCTGCGCTCGCGCACCGAGGACAGCTCGACCACGGCTTACAAGAAACTGCGCGGTGACGGCTTCGTGCAGCTCACCACGGCGAGCTCGTCCAAGGGCCTGCAGGGCTTGCCCGTGGGCTTCATCATCGCCGAGGAAGTCACCGAGTACGAGGATGATGTGGGCGGGCGCGGCGATCCCGTGTCCCAGGCGCAGGCCCGCATGGACGCTTGGGGTGATGAAGGCAAGATCATCTATGTCTCGACCCCGGGCGTGAAGGGCTCATGCCGTATCACCACGCTCGTGGAAAAGGGCGATCTGCGCGTCCCATACGTGCCCTGTCCGCATGAGGAATGCGGCGATTTCATCACCCTCGACTTTGCCGCCATGGACCGCGATGAGACGGGCGAGCACTTCCATTGCCCCTCCTGCAGCGCCGCGATCTATGAAACCCAGAAACTCGGCATGATCGCGCGCGGGGTCTGGGTGCCGACCTTCCGCTCGCCCGATCCGGCAAGGCCTGATGATGACAGCGCGGAAAATCCCGACAATCCTTGCCCGCCCGAGATCATCCCTGCTGACACGCTCGCCCGATGGCTCAGCCCGGAAAGCCATCAGCGCCTCTATGGCGCGCCGGGCGGACGCGACACCGAGGGCCGCTATCCCTCCTTCCGGTGCTGGCAGGCCTATTCGGGTCTCGGCTCCTGGGCGCGGATCTGGAAACGCTGGCAGGACGCGCAATCAGACCCGACCAAGCTGCGCACCTTTTACCAGCAGACCCTTGGCCTCGCCTATGAGGAGCGCGGCGACGCGCCTGATCACGAAACGCTCACCGAGAAATGGCGCGCCGCCGGCCGTCCGTCCGGCGTCATTCCGTCCTGGGCGTGCATGCTCACGGGCATGGCGGACGTTCAGGGCGATCGTGTGGAATGGGGCGCCTATGCCTGGGGGCCGGGGCCGCGCGGTCAACGCATCGCCGGCGGCGTCATCCCCGGCGATCCGGAAAGCCCCACGACCTGGGCCGAGCTTGGCCGCGTGGTGCGGCTCACCTTCCCGGGCGAGGCGTGCGTCGATCTCGGCTTTGATCGCTTCCTCGTCGATGCGGGTTACAAGTCGCCTTACGTCTACCTGTTCGCCTCGGGTTATCCCAATGTCATGGCGACCAAGGGCGAGCCCGATCCGCACGCGCCAGAGCTTGGGACGCCGACCAAGGTCAAGGCCAAGATCGGCGGCAAGGTCATGGCCGCGACCGAGCTTTACAAGCTCGGTCAGTATGGCCTGAAACGCCGGGTCTATTTCGGCCTCAAGCAGGGCCTGATCGAGCTTGAGACCGGCGTCATGCAGCCCGGCGCGATCGGCTTCTCGAGCGAGGTTGATCAGGGCTTTTTCAAGCAGATCACCGCCGAGTTCCTGAACCCCAATCGCAAGTTCAAGAACATGCCCGTCTGGGACAAGCAGGCGCATCAGGCGAACGAGCAGCTCGATATCGCCGTGGGCGCGCTTGCCGGTGCGGTCAATTTCGGGCTCGACCGGCTCGACTGGCAGGGCTGGCAGGACCTGTTCAAGGCCCGCGCCAAGGCCGACGCGCTCGACGCCATGGCGCCGCTCGAGCGCCTGTGGGCCACGCCTGACGCCGCCGCCCGCGCCGAGGAGCTCGCCAGCGCGAAATCCCGGATCATCCAGCCCGCCCCGAAAAACCCGAGCGCCAAGCCCGCCAAGCCCGCCTGGGCTGCGCGGCTGGCCAAGATCAATCGCTAGGATCCATCATGACGGACGCACAACGGCTCGCCGACGCCGAGGCCAAGCTCCACGCCTTGCGCACCAATGGCGGGATTGTCGAGATCTCGACCAAGGACGGCGGCAAGGTCGCCTATCAGCCCGCCGACGCGAACGATCTTGAAGCCTATATCGCCCGCCTTCGCGCCGGCATGACCGGCCGTCCGCGCCGGGGCGCGATCGGGGTGCGCTTCTGATGGCGCAGCGCGTGTCACAGAACCGGCCCGTCCTGCTCGACAGCCGGGGCAATCCCATGCGCTTCTGCGGGTCCAGCGCCTTTCGCGGCGCGGGCGGTACGCGGTCCCAGGCGCTCGCCTCATGGACCCCGCCGCTCACCGATGCGGATTCCACGCACCGTTTCGCGCGCGATGCGATCGTGGCCCGGGCGCGTGATCTTTATCGCAATACGCCCATCGCCCGGTCCATGGTCGATGGCGATGTGGCGCGCGGCGTGGGGGCGGGCTGGCGCTTGCGCTCAAAGCCCGATCATCAGGCGCTCGGCATCAGCTTTGAACAGGCCGCCCGGCTTGGCGCCGCGATCGAGACCAATTTCCGGCTCTGGGCGAATGACGCGCAACGCCGCTGCGATGCGCAACGCCGGCGCACCTTCGCCAAGATCATGCGGCTTTTATGGATCCAGCGGCGGACCGATGGCGAAAGCCTCGCCGTGCTCCGAAACCGCGATGATGGCGGGCGTTTCTCCACCTGTGTGCAAGTGGTCTCGACCGATCGTCTGATGAACCGCAACCGTGTGCAGGACACCGACCGCCTGCGCGCCGGCGTACATCTGGACGCCTACGGCGCGCCGATCGCGTATGACATTCTCAACGGTCACCCCAATGACTTCTACGCCTTCCGCAAGGCGCAAAGCTGGATCACCGTCCCGCGATCGACCGAGACCGGCCGCCCCATCGTCATTCACGGCTTCCGCGACGCTGAACCGGATCAGACGCGCGGCGTCTCGCCCTTCGCGCCTGTGCTCGAAACCTTCCGCATGACGGACAAGTATGTCGAGAGCGAGATCGCCTCGGCCGTGATCGGCGCGACCATTGGCGCTTTCGTCAAGTCCGGCTTTGACCCCGCGACCGTTGCGCAATCGCTCGGGAATGTCGCGGACGTCGCGGACAGTGCGAAGGGCTGGCAGGACATTCGCCTCGACCATTATGAGGAAAACCCGGTCCTGTTCGGCGATGTGCGCATCCCGGTCATGCCGCCGGGGGATGAGCTCATCCTGACGAACGCCAGCCGAGATACGGGGCCTTTCGCCGAGTTCGTCAAAACCGCTTATCAGATGACCGCCGCCGCCCTGGGCCAAGCCTATCCCGAGGCCGCCCAGAATTGGGAGGGGATGAGCTATTCCACCCTGCGCGGCATGTACAACACCCTCTGGGACAAGGTCGTGGTCGATCGCGCGGACTTCTCTGACGATACGGTCTTTCCGATCTTCTACGCCGTCACCGAGGAAGGCTTTGCGCGCGGCTATATCGAGACGCCCGAGGACGCGCCCGATTTCTGGGACATGCCCGAGGCCTATCTGTCCGCGCTCTGGATCGGGCCGGGCCAGAAACATATCGACCCGATCAAGGGCTATCAGGCGTCCGAGATCGGCCTCGACGCCAATCTCACCTCGCTCGAGGAACAGGCCGCCCAGCAAGGCCATGACTGGCGCGACCTGATCGACCAGCGCAGCCATGAGCTCGCCTATATGGCCGAACGCGGCGTCACCCCGCATGACACGGGTGCGGCCCTGGCGGTGACGGCGCCGTCTGATCAGGAAGCTGCGCCGCCCCAGCCCGCCCCGTCCCAGACCGCGCAGCGCTAAGGAAATCCCATGCCCGTTTCTTCACGCCTCGGCCGCCTTGCCGGCCGGCCCGTTCTCGTGTCCGAACTTCACGCCCGTATGATGCTCACCACCTCGCGCCGTGTCCTTGACACGGAAGCTGAGGACGGCGGTCTGCTCGCCTCCCTGCGTCGGCTTCTGCCCGGTGTGGGGGCCGGCGCACGCCGTGCGCGGGGTGAGGATGACAAGGCCGACTTGCCCGAAACCGATCTCAAGGCCGGGCTCTGGGGCGGCGGCGTTCCGCCTTGCGCGCCAGACGCCGAGTGCATGCGCGGCTGGTGGATGCAGGACGGCGCGGCGATCATCGATATTGACGGCCCGCTCTGGGATCGCGGGTTTGGCTGGGGCGATGGCTATGACGATATAGCCCGCGCCCTGCGCGCCGCGCGCGAGGACGACCGGGTCGACGCCATCCTCTTGCGGATCACCAGCCCGGGCGGCCTTGTGGACGGCCTGTTTGATCTTGTCTCGGAGATCTCCGAAGGATCCGCGCGCAAGGGCGGCAAGCCGATCTGGGCTTTTGTGGCGGGCTCGGCCTTTTCCGCCGCCTACGCCATCGCCGCCGCTTGCGATCGCATCATCTCGAGCCCCGAGGGCGAGGTGGGCTCGATCGGCGCGGTGCTGATCCATGTCAGCGAGGAAGGCTGGCTCAAGGATCACGGGATCGAGGTCACCCCGATCGAGTTCCCCGAAGGCAAGACCGAAGGGGCGGGGTTCAAGGCCCTGTCCGATGAAGCCCGCGCCGATCTCAGCCATCGCATCAAGCGCGCCGCGACCTTGTTCATCGATCACGTCGCCGCCCATCGCCCGCTCGACGCCGAGGCCATTCTCGCGCTCAGGGCGCGCGTGTTCGCCGCGACTGATCCCGATCCCGAGCGCAGCGCGCTCGAGCTCGGCCTCATCGATGGCGTGATGTACGAGCGCGAGATCCTGACCGCGCTTGCCAGCGGGGAGGGCGAGCCCGCCCAGACCGCGAAAACCGTTTCCGCTCCGAACGCCGAGGACAGCCGCACGGCCGGAACGCGGGATGATCATGCGGCTCATCAAACCCAAGCGGAGACCCCAATGAACCATGCAAAGAAAGTGGCCGCGCTCAAGGCGCGCGCCAAGGCTGGCGATGAGGACGCCAAGCGCCAGCTCGCCGCCCTCGAGACCATGCTCGAAGGCGTCGAGACCGATGAAGAGGAGATGGAGACCGAAGAGGAAACCGTCGCTTCTGAAGACGGGGACGTCGAGGCCGAACAGGAAACCGAGGAAGACGCCAAGGCGTCCGCCAATGCGGTCATCGCCATGATGACCAGCAAGGAAGCCCAGGCGAACCCGACCCTGGCCGGCATCCTCGCCGGCACGCCGGGCATGACCCTGTCGAAGTTCAAGGCGGCGCTGAACGCCGCCAAGGCCGGCGCACGCCAGACCTTTGCCGCGCCCGACCCGGCGATCGAGCCGGATGGCGCTGGCGATGTGAAAGCCGGGCCGACCGGGAACAAGCATGCCGATCAGGCGCTCGCCGCCCTGCGCAAGATGCGGCCCGCCGCCGCCTTCCGTTAACCGGATGCGCCCGCGCGGCGCTTCCGCCTGAAGACACACCAGCTCATATGAAAAGGATCTAGGCCATGGCTGGCTCTGAACTCTTTACCGAGAAGAACGATGACTTCGTTCTCAGCGGCTTTCCCATCATGACCCGCCCGCGCACCATCGCGTCCGGCGCGGGCGTGCTCAAGGCCGGGACTGTCCTCGGGCAGATCACGGCGAGCAAGAAGTTCGTCACCGCGCTCGCCGCCTCTGATGACGGTTCGCAAAACGTCAAGGAAATCCTCGCCGTGGACGTGGACGCGACCGCGTCCGACGTCACCGCGCCCACCTACGTCTCGGGTGAGTTTGACAAGAACAAGCTCATCTATGGCGCGGGCATCACGGCGGACGCGGCCGCCGAGGCGCTCGAGGGCACGACCCTGTTCCTCACCGCTCCGCTCACCCTGCAAAGCTGATCCGCGCCCGCGCGAATAGCTGCCTCCCTCACACGCATCTGATCTGAAAAGGCGATCCCATGCCCCTGACTTCTGCTGATACGCGGACGCTGATCCGCGCGGTCGAGACCCTGCACCGTCCCTCGGTCTGGCTTCTCGACACTTTCTATCCCGAGCTGGTCGAGTTCGACACTGAATCCATCGACTTTGATGTGATCTCCAAGGGCCGCAAGCTCGCCCCTTACGTCCATCCCGATCTGCCGGGCAAGAACACCCGCACGGGCGGCTATGAGACGAAATCCTTCACCCCGCCCTATGTGAAACCGAAGGAAACCGTCAAGCCCAAGCGCGCCAAACGCCGCCGCGCTGGCGAGGCTTATACGGGTGAGATGAGTGCGGCCGAACGGCTCGAGGCGATGACCCTCGACATTCTGGACGAACAGCGCACGGCGGTTCTGCGTCGCAAGGAGCAACAGGCCGCCGAGGCGCTCGATACCGGTCAGATCGTGGTTGAAGGCGAGGACTATCCGCGTCAGGTGGTGGATTTCGGCCGCAAGGCCGAACTCACGACGAGCCTGACGGGTGCGAACCGTTGGGGGGAAAGCGGCGTCGACATCCTCAAAACCATCCGCGACAAGGCGGCGCTGATTCAGAAATTCTCTGGCATCGCCCCGACTGAAGTCATCCTGGACCCTGAAGCGGCTGACCTGCTGACCGGCAACGCTGCAATCCGTGATCTGCTGGACAACCGCAACGCCGCCCCCGCCAGCCTTGAGCTCGGTCCCGTGGTTCCGGTCTCGACTGGCGCGCTTCTGGGAAATATCGGCCGTTTCCGCTTCTGGCTCTATCAGGACTTCTATGAGCAGGATGATGGCTCTGACGGCCAGATGCTGCCGGACTTCACCTGCATCATCACCTCGTCGGCGCTGGAAGGCGTTCAGGCCCATGGTGCGATCGAGGACGCTGATCTCGGCCTGGTCGCGGCGGAATACGCTCCGAAGGTCTGGAATGAAAAGGACCCCTCGGCCCGTATCGCGATGACCCAATCGGCGCCGCTGATGGTGCCGACCCGGATCAATCACTCGGCCCGCATGCGCGTCCGCTAGATCCGCCCTCTC